CATGTTTAGTGTACTGGGATTTAGATAACGATGGTTGGCGAATGGCAACTGGCGAAACGAGGGTGCGAACATGAGTTCGCACGTTTGGTGTCATGGTCCTGAGTGTCATACAAAGTCAACTCAGGATAGGGTACGAGGGTCTAAAGGTTCTAAGGTTTTAAGAACTAGAAAAGTAAAGCAAAATACCAACAGCAGTTGGTATGACCCTAACAACTTCTATAATTATTTTTGTAGCAATGGTTGTTACAATGACTTTGCAAATAAATATGTACAGCAAATCATTAGGATTGCGCCAATGACCGAGCCGCTTGAAACACGTATCGAGGACCCTGAAAAAAAGACATACCAAAGCGCTTATGGTGATTATAGTTATACACGAACTACAATAAATAAGATTGACAGGGATAGCAATGTAGGATAATCTTGGACCATGGAAACAAAAACAGAAATAAGAAAAAATAGATTCACAGGCGAGTCTATCGAACTAACAAAAGAAGAGGCAGCAAAGTATGACGCAATAATTCATAATGAGCTAGCCGCAACCATGGAAGATACAGACCGAGATGATGTTGGCATATCTTCGTTTTGGGATTTAGTAAGACGAGACCTAGATTGGTTTCGTAAGAACAATGCCAAAGCCTACATGGTATTATTAGACTAACAACTACAAGTTGTGGCGCGCCCTTCGGGCGCGCCGCTTCGCGGCCATAGTGGTCCCAAAACAGATTTCAACTACAGGTTGTATCGCACCCCACCCCCAAAAATTGCAAAAAGGGGTCCCACTACTTTTGCATTTATGCCTTGATTTAGACAGCCACCCCCTATAAAAACGTTTTGGTACCATGGACTTGAATAAGGTAAATATAGAAAAATTACCTGCAGATGTACGTAAGACCTTTAAAAGATTACAGCTGCTCCATGCAGAAAAAAAGATACAGAACAAAGCTAAGAATGACTTTCTATCTTTTGTAAAATGCATGTGGCCAGATTTTGTAGAGGGGTCCCATCACAGGCACATCGCAGATAAATTTAATAAATTAGCTACGGGTGAAATAACTCGACTAATAGTTAACATGCCACCGAGGCATACTAAATCTGAATTTGCATCTTTCTTGCTACCATCGTGGATGGTGGGCCGTGAACCAAAACTCAAGATTATTCAAGCAACGCACACAGGAGAACTCGCCGTGCGGTTTGGTCGTAAAGCAAAACATCTTATCGACTCAGAAGATTACAGAAAAATTTTTAAAACAAGTTTACAAGAAGACTCGAAGGCAGCAGGCCGATGGGAAACGGCACAAGGCGGAGAATACTTTGCTGCTGGTGTAGGTGGAGCTATTACAGGACGGGGCGCGGATCTATTAATCATTGACGACCCACACTCTGAACAAGATGCATTGTCACCTACGGCATTAGAGTCAGCATACGAGTGGTATACTTCAGGACCACGTCAACGTTTACAACCAGGTGGTAAGATTGTTCTTGTGATGACAAGATGGTCAACCAAAGATCTTACAGCAAAGCTAGTGGCTAATCAGAAAGAACCGAAGTCTGATCAATGGCACGTGGTCGAGTTTCCGGCAATCATGGACCACGGACCAGTGTGGCCAGAGTATTGGAGCCAGGACGAACTAGAGAAAGTCAAAGCATCATTACCCGTTGGTAAATGGAATGCACAGTGGATGCAATCACCAACATCAGAAGAAGGTGCAATCTTAAAACGTGAATGGTGGCAAACGTACAGTGCAGATGAGATACCACCTCTACAGCATGTGATACAGTCTTACGATACAGCGTTCTTGAAAAAGGAGACTGCAGACTATTCTGCAATTACAACGTGGGGCGTATTCTACCCAGACGAAGATAGCCCAGCTAATCTTATACTTCTAGACGCTATTAAAGGCAGGTATGAGTTTCCAGAACTTAGACGTCTGGCCCTACAGCAATACGAATATTGGAAACCTGAGTCTGTTATTGTTGAGGCTAAAGCATCAGGACTACCACTAACCTACGAACTTCGGCAGATGAACATCCCAGTTATTAACTTTACACCCAGCAAAGGAAATGATAAACATGCAAGAGTAAACGCCGTTGCACCTCTTTTTGAGTCTGGAATGATATGGGCGCCAGATCAGAAATTTGCAGAGGAGGTGATCGAGGAGTGTGCAGCATTCCCTAACGGTGACCACGACGACCTTGTGGACTCTACAACACAAGCTATCATGCGCTTCAGGCAGGGCGGATTGATTCAGCACCCTGAAGATTATGTCGATGAAAAAAAAGACCCTAGACCTAGGAGTTATTATTAATGAGTAAAATAAAAGGTGTCGGAGCAGCAATTAAAGGTTTTGGCAATGCACTTAAATCTTTTCAATCAAAAAGAATAGATGCAATAAATAGAAAGATTGAAAAACATCGAAAAAGATATGGACCATCAGGTGGAAAATCAATGATGGAAAACTACGTTGAAGAATACGGAGATATTACTTCTACTAAAGCTAAAAATAAAAAAGAATACAAAGCAGAACAAAAAGCTAAGAGAGAAGAGATTAAAAAAAATTTACCTGAGGAACTTCCATAGTCATGTCAAGTATATTTAAAACATCATTTCAAGAACTATTTAAGAAGTTTGTAAAAAGCAAAGGTAGATTTCCAACACCAGCAGAAAGAGACAAGCTTAGAGATATGGCTTTAAAAATGGAGCCACCAAGTAAAGGACAAATATCTGTTACTATTGATGGTGAAACTAAAAACATGTCTCCTGAAGGTATCATGAATTTTTTAATGAGAAAAAGTAAACCACCAAAAAAAGAAGGTACAAAAACTGTGGATCTTGAAAAAAGAATAGAAACAGAATCAGAGATGTTGGAGAGAATGAAAAGACAAAACAAAGAATCTGTTGAAAGACTTAAAAAGAAAAAAGAAAAAGATCTCGGTGATAGATTAAAAAATCTACCAGATGACATTGATCCAGATGCTATGGCAGAGGGTGGTATTGCAAGAGTAGGAATGAATAAAGGTGGTAAACTTCTTAAATTTTTATCTGAGAACAGTCCCTTTCAAGCGTATAGAAAATATCTACAAAGTGTAAAACAAAGAGCACAGACAGAACCAAAAAAATTATTTCCTGAACTAGCTGCACTTACATCTGGTGGTATTCTTGTTAATAGAAAAATGAAATCTATTTTAGAAGATATGAAAGAACAAGATAACGAAAGATTCTTAAAAGAATTTAAAGCAGATCTTGATAAAGATCCTTTTTATAAAGATCGTCCTGAATTAAAAGATGAACTGATAGCAAACTATACTGAAAGTTTGTTTGGTGAAAAGAGAGCCATGGGTGGCAGAATAGGTTTTGATAAGGGTGGTATGACTCGTAGAACATTTTTAAAATTATTAGGTGGACTTGCATCTATACCTGTTGTAGGTAAATTATTTAAACCTGCAGCTAAAGTCTCAAAGGCTGTAGAGGTTGCAAGTAAATCTGCAGAGGTGCCTTCATACTTTCCAAAACTTGTATATAAAATTCAGTTACTTGGTGATGATATTACAAAAACAGCGGCCACTAAAGAAAGACAAATAGTTAAAAACTATAAAGGCTACGAGTTGACAGAGGATTTAGATTCAGGAAGTTTAGTTATTAAAAAAGATGGTTACACTAAAGAGGAATATCTACAGTACTCACCTAGTGGACAATACTATGATGAGACTAGAAAAAAAGTTATTAAATATCCTGAAGAATACCAAGAGGTCACGGTAAAACCAGACTACGACGGTAAGATGAAAGATGTCGATTACGGTTTAGATTCTGCCGATGACATCATAGAGGAAGTAGAGACAACTGATTTTGAATTTTTGAAAAAACAAAAGAAAGCAAGCGGCGGTCTTGCCTACATGCTAGGAGAATAATGGAAGTCTCAAAATACAATCAGATGATGGCGTATCTCACGCGACCAAAAAATAAACTAAAACCTATAGCTTTTGAAGCTGGAGACAGAACTACTGCAGGTGTAAGATATACTGCAGCAGAAGCAAAAAAATTAATAAAAGAATTTAAAAGTTTTCCTGGTTTATTTTTACAAAAAAAGAGAGATAGTTATTACGTAACTTACAGAAGAGTAAAGGATGGTAAAAAATTAGCAGAGTATGTCGATCTACCTGCTACAAAGGATAACATAGAAAAATTAAAAAAAGTTCATGAGGTTGTTCAGAAAAAAAATTTTCCAAAAATATTAAGCGATGCAGATTTTGAAAGACTAAGATTATTAGATGAAAATATAAACCTAACAAATAAAGAATTTGCAGAAAAATTAGTGAATGTTTATGACAAAACAACATTTCGTGGTCAAAAATGGAACCCCACTATTGTTCGAAACAAACAAATAGAATTAAAAATTCAAGATAAAGTTAAACCAGAACTTTTGGAAGGTGGCCCTGGTAAAGGTAGAAGTATTAACGAGGCTAAATCCATTATTAGAGAATTTAATAAAGCTGATTTAGATGCATTAAATTTGATAAAAGATCCTAAAGAAAGAAAAAAAGCTATTCGAAAGAAAGCTACCAGCATAGTTTCAGCTGAAAATTTTACAAGATCAAAAGGAAGTATGCACGGTGTTCAAAATTCTTCTGCAGGCGATTTGTGGAAAAATTTTTATGAGTCTACAAAGAAAAATGACAGAATTAAAATATCAGGAACTTTTAATGGTAAAGATTTAAGATTTTCAAAAAACTTTCCAAGAAACAAAGATGGAAAAGTAAACTGGTTTATAAAAGATAAGAATGGTATTCCTGCTTGGAAATTAATAGAGTTTACAGATACGGCAACACCAAAAGGATCTGTGACATATAAATGGGATTTAGGAGAACGTACTGGTAATTTAAAAGCTCAAGTGGATAATGCTTTTGGAGCAGGTCATTTTGCTCGTTCTACTAGCGCCTATCAAAGACAAAGAGAATTATTTAAAACACCTTTTACTCTAGATGGTGTAGAGGGGACTAATTTTGGAAAAATAGTAGCAAGAAACACTATTATTAATAAATATAAAGCAGCTACTAATGGTAAAATGCCTAACGAAAGATACATAGCAAACAATATGCCTAGATACTCTCCATCTCAAGTTCATCATTTTAGAGGAGGTATAGGTAATGATCCTTATTCAACACAGCTAGTAAGTAGAATTGCTAATCAAAAATTAGGAGCTGCTGAAAGTAGATATTCCAAAGATATTGCCCTAGCAAAGGGAGATGCTGAAAAAATAAAAGCAGCAGACAATGCTTTGATAGGACAGATCGATGAAATTTCTAATAAATATGGTGGAATTAAATATGAGCTTCGTGGTAAAAAATTTGGAAGTGCAGCCTCAACTAAATCAATTATGGAGACAGCAGTCAAGGGTATAGGCGCTGATGACCAAACAACTAAAAAATTACTAGCCACAATAAGCACACTACCTCAATGTCAGGGTAAATTTTCTGAAGGAGGTTCTCCACAATCTTTAGACGCGTGTGCAAGAGATGGTGCTAGAGTAATCAATGAAAATAGACTTAATGATTTATCGCCTGCTAAAAGAAGAAACGCAGCAACTGTTTTAAACAGAGCATACAAACTTGGTAGAAATATTTTAAAATTTGGTGTGATACCAGAAGCTATTTTTGTGGCAGGTGAAACTTTATATCGTATGGGTATGGGTCAAAGACTTGACGTATCATTATTAAAAGCAGTGGATTATTTATTACCAGGTAATCAAGGTAAACTAGCAGATAAAATTCAACTTGAAAGCACACTTGGTAAAGAGAACGCAGACATAGTTATTAGAGCGAATGAATACAAAGATGCACAACAACAATTAGCAACAGCAAAAAGTAATTTAGAAACTAATCAAGCTGTGATAGATGGGAGCGATTTTGGTTATACTGGAAATGTTGATTTATTAGAAAGACAACAGTTAGACGAAAATATTATTAAGTTAAAAGAACAAAATGTAAAAGACAAATATCAATCAGAGGCTGTTATGGACCAAGCAGCTATGCTTGCCGCAGAATCAGAAGATAGAGTTAGTGCAAATAGTCCGATTTTAAAAGCCATACAAAATGCAAAAAACGCTGAAACAGATGATTTTGAACAACTGTTTGCAGATCCAGAAAAACAAAAGGGCCCCGAAGCGCCTTTAATTTCTTTAGATCAATTTGCTGAAGGGACTTTTTCAGACGCTGATTTAAAACGTAGACAAGAAAAAATGGGAGCACCTGAACTTACAAAACGAAACCTATTTGATTATTACAGAGGTAATGAAGGTTTTAATAAATTGGTTTTTCGAGAAATACTTAAAGACGCTCGTTCCTCTCTTGCCAAAAGAGAACAATTCTTTGGTACACAGGGAGATTTTTTTAAGGGAGAAATAAAAGGTGGAGTTAATATACCCACAAATAGATTTGCAGATTTTAAATTAGGTATGTATGCAGGTGGTGGTATAGCTAAATTAGCTGGCGTAGATTCAGGACCCCCACCAGAAAAAGGGCCTACACCACAAGGCTTGGATTTTTTATTAAATCGTGGTAGAAGGTAACAGGAGTTTAAATGGCAGATATAGATAAAGGACTTCCTAACACTCGTACCGAGGTTAAAGTTCCGGGCGAAGAGGTCGAGGTAAAGGAAGAAATAAAACAACAACCTATTGAAGTTACACCCGAAGAAGACGGTGGTGCGACGATCAACTTTGAACCAGGTGCTGTAAATATACCTGGCACAGAATCTCATTTTGATAATCTTGCAGATATTTTACCTGATGATGTTTTAAATCCATTAGGATCAGAATTAAAAAATAATTACATTGATTACAAGATGTCTAGAAAAGATTGGGAAAAATCTTACACCGATGGACTTGACCTATTAGGATTTAAATACGAAAATAGAACGGAGCCGTTTCAAGGAGCTTCAGGTGCAACGCACCCTGTGTTGGCAGAAGCTGTTACACAGTTTCAAGCTACAGC